CAGTTGGTCTTGTATAAAAACCTAATGCACAAGCTGTATTACCACTTGTAGCATTTTCTTTAAATCCTTTTATTCCACCATAAAAAGCATAATCATCAACACCTGTTGCATATTTACCAATAAAAGATATTTCTCCACCAACTCCCTGTGCCATATTAGTTGAATCTGCTGCAAGATATGCAGGTGTAGCAAAGTTTGCTGTACTATCTATAAAAGATTGTATTCTTGAATTTCCATAACCAGATGACCTACCTACTTTTACATTTCCAGAATTGTCTATACGCATTCTTTCTGTAGGAGCAGTATCAGTTGTAACACCTCTTGTTGCAAACACTAAATCTCCTTGAGTACTTCCACCTCCACTTGTTGTAGTATATCCTATGTAAGCAGGGATATTAGTTCCTCCATTATATCCAAAACCAATTAAGTTATTTTGACCATTATTGCCTTCATAACCTATTTGCAAAATCATATCAGCTTTAGCAACTCCTGTTATACCAGTTCTTTTTATTGTAGTTAATCCAGAACTGTCTATACGCATTCTTTCTGTTACTGTTGCAACTGCACCTGCTGTTCCTGATGGAGCAGTTCCAAAAGTTATAATTCCATCTTCAATAGCAACCTTACCTGCTAAACCATCCATTACATATCTAAAAGCAGTATTAGAATCAAGATATAAATTAGCCATCATAGCTGCTCTGTCATCATTTGTATTTCCCATTAAGGTCATACCTTTACCAAGTTGTAAAACATCTACACCAGAATAAGAAGCATTTGGTGTAATTCCTATTCCTACATTTCCTGCAAAAGTTGAGTTTCCTGAACTGTCTATAGTTAATCTTGGAGTATTAGCAGTTTTAATAGCAAATGAATGTGAGGTACTTGTACCAATAGACATTCTTATTGGACTTGAATCGTGATAATCCCAATCACTTTTTACTGCTCCACCTGACCTTTGTGCTTCAAATATTTTAACAGAACCACCTCCACTATAAGTTCCTGTACCTATGATAGTACCAGAAGTATCAATAACCAATGAATCGCTTGAAGTTCCATAATTATAAAATCTAAAATTGTCATCTCCTGTATTTCTTAAACCTACTATCCATTTGTCAGCACTTGCAGTTTGATATTTTGTTATTGCATTATCACTTGTCGCTGCTCTATCTATTTTAATAGTATCTTGAGTTCCTGATGTTGTAATATTTAAACCATTAGTAGTGCCTCCTGTTATATTAACACTTCCTGTAAAAGTTGCTGAAGTTCCGTTTATTAATAATTCTTGAGTATTGCCCACTCTAAACTCTAAAGCAGTTGAGTTGTGTCCTGTGTCTATAATACCACTTGAATTTCCACCGCTATATGAAAACAAAAGCCCATTAGTTCCATTTCCAAATAATGCTTCACCACTTACTTGTAATGCTTTTGTAGCAGCAACACCTATTCCAACATCCCCTGCAACTAAAGTATTTCCACTTGTAGCATTTACTGTAAACTTGTTTGTATTTACCGCAAAGTCTCCTGCAACCGAAGCTCCTAGCGTTGTATTTAAAGAACCTGTAACGGTTAAAGCCGTTCCACTTTGAGCGACTATAGAATCTCCTATTGTTGTAGCCGTAGCAAAAACAGGTAAATTTCCTATAGTACCTTGACCGTCTACTTGACTATGATCTAGTTTAGACCAACGGTTGTCTGCGTCTGCTATAACCCAGTCTCCAATAGACCAAGAGTTATTTCCATTTAAGTTAGTAGTACCTGCGTAATTTACTACGTAATAATTTCCTTGCTGAATAAAAGGACTAGCGTCAATAGTATAAGCTTCTCCACTAAGCATTATATCAGCATTTAAACTTAACTGAGTATTACTGTCAATTACAGTAACAAGAGCCGTTGTTCCGTCTACCTGATTTATAACTTTATCTCCTACAGTTATAGTAGTGTTAAAATTTTGTCCTGACTGAATAAGTTTATTTGTAGCTTGTCCTGTTGTCGTTCCTGAGTCTACTTCTCCTCCTCCACTTGTTAAAGTAGGAGTGTTAGTATCTGCGTCCCAACTGCCTTTAAATATTAATCCATTTGAAATAGAGCTAACTTGAGATTGTAGTTTTCCAAAGGCTTCTAAGATAGAATCTCCTGCCTGGATATTTCCTGCTGCAGGAGTTGGAAGTCCTGTTAGTACTTTTCCTGTAACTGCAGAGTTTAATAAAGTAACCGCACCAGATACGTTCTGAGTACCGTCAACACTACTTATAGTTCCTGTAGCTTCGCTAGTTAAAGATAAATTTCTTGCAGTAGCCCATTTAGTAGCCGTGTCTGCATTTCCTGTTAGGTTTCCAGTTACGTTTCCTTGTAGGTTTCTATGTACTGTACTAGGTAAGCTAAAAGTTGCAGATTGACCACTTACTGCAGTTGTTACTTGGTTTGTAGTTCCTGATAAAGTAAACGTCTGAGTGTTGAGGTTTACATCGCCTGTTCCAGAATCTCCTGCTATATCTAAATCACTCGCCGCATCTAGTACATCAACATACGCAGTAGTAGCAACTTTAGTACTATTGTCTCCTGCTGATTGTGTTGTAGCTACAGAATTATTTGGTAAAGTAACACCTGAAGAAAGTAAAGATATAACTAAGCCTTGATTTGAGGCTGCAGTAGTAATTTGATTAGCAGCTCCTGTTATAGCAAAAGTTTGAGTGTTTAAGTTTACGTCTCCAGTTCCACTAGTACCGCTAAAGTCTAGATCACTAGCTGCATCTAGAGTGTCTACGTAAGCCGTTGTAGCTACCTTAGTAGAGTTATTTCCTGCCGCTTGTGTTACGGCAGTAGTAGCAGTATTAATAGTTCCGTTAAGGTCTCCTGAGAACGTTGCTCCAGTATAAGTTCCACTAATTGTAATACTATTTGGTAAGCCTATTTGTAGTTGTTGACCACTTGCTACCGTGTCAATTTCGTTAGTTGTTCCAACAATAGAAAAAACTTGAGAATCTAAGTCTATAGCACTTTGAGTCGTACCGTCTGAAAAGTCTAAGTCTTGACTTGTTACGTGAGTATCTACATAATCTTTAACTGCTGCCGAAGTAGGAAGGGAAGTGTCATTATCATTTGAAGATATGCCGTCTGCCTGATTAACAAGTTTATTGATAGTCACAGAAGTAGAAGTGCCTTTAAAATTAGCAAACTCTAGCGTCCCTGTTGACTTCAGGTCTCCGCCTGTGTTTAAATATACACCTGAATTATTCCCTAACCCATCCGACAACTGTTGTAGAGTTGCAGTTAAAATATCATTATCTGAGATTTTAATTAAACTCTTATACGTTAAACTTATTTTATTTCCTGTTAGTGTACTCATTTTTTATTTTTTTTAGATAAACTAATAACTTTTTAAAGTTTGTTTGTTTTATATTATATTCTTTTTTCATAATACCCATCCTACCCAGTTAGCTTCTGTGTCTGGGTACATATCGTCATTACTATTAGAATAGTACTCAGGAAATTTAGTTGAAGCGTTATAATTCATATAGTCTATAAATCGTCTAGTATAGAAATCTGCATAATCTCTATATTTTTGTACTAGAAAATCTATTTCATCTTTTGTAGGTAAGTCTGCATTTTCAGAACGATGTCTGTATGTACCGCCTTGTTTAACTGCAAAGTTTGAAAACGGTAAGTAATCCACCATAGCAAACATTATTAACATAGGTTGTACATAATCGTTAACCAAAGTATAATAATTAGGATTCGCTTGTTGTGTAAGAGTTCCTGCAGTAATTAGAGCAGAAATTTTATTATAAAGATCAGTACCTAAATAATTTTGAATGTGCATCTGTTGTGCAATTTTTATAAAGGGCAAAAGCTTGTCCGTGTCTACTGACCCATCTATTATAGTATTTCTTACTAAGTCCGTTCTCGATATAAATAATGCCGTTGCCATATCTTTTTATTTTCTATAATTAGGGTCTAAACTCCACCAGTCATTTTTAGGTTGAGCTACTTGAGCAACTTCAGGAACGTTAGTTTCTATTTGAGCTTCTTTTTTTAGACTAGGGTCTAGAGCTGCAATTTTACGTCTCGCTTCCGCTACTGTTATTCTTTCATTGTTTTTTCTTAAATAAGTTCTTCGCTCCCAATAATGTTGACAGTTAACTCCTCCCTTATAAAGCCATAAATTATAAGTACTTTGACCTTTAGGTGCTAACTCTGAATTATCAGAGCTTTCTTTATTTAAGTCCTCCATTCTGTAAACTTTTTTAGCAGCCCACATTTTACGACAAAATTCTCTTTCAGGATTATTACTTCCGTAGTATCTATAACGAACTTTTATTATACTAGTATCTTGA